TCCTTCGGTTTGATATAAAGTCGTGACTGTAGAAGTTGATGTGATTGAACCGTGAGAGCCTGGTACTTGGTCAAAACGAGTATCAGTAAATGCACCAACAGTTTCGTTTCCACTTGATGCGTCAGTGATTGCACCGACTTCGGTCTTTGCAGATGCTTTTAATTGTTCCCCCGCCTGATACGCAAGATAGTTCTCTTCTGCGGTGGACATTTCTTTTAAGTCACCGTTTGTACCTTCGAGTTTAAGTGGAGTTGCCATGATATACTATTTATAATTATTCTTTCTTGTTTTGTCTAAGTTTAAAATAGTTTACTTTCCAATAACCATTTTCATCTTTTTCTAATGCTTCTGGATTAGTACCAACCAATTCATCTGCAAGAACTCCATAGTTAGGTTGTTTATCCGCACCAATTGATTTTGCTAACTCATTCCAATCCCATGTATAAACATTGTGTCCGTGTGGTCTATGAACAAATCTAATGTTATCTTTTAGACGGGAGTCCGAGTATCCACCATAACCACCAGATATAGCAAATCCATAAGAGTTTGCCCAACTAAAGACATCTAAACCAGTAAGGTTGAGACCTGAGAAATCTAATGTGAAATTGATTTGAGTTACTGGAGCACCCGAGTCATATATACTAATCTGTGTTTCAAGAGCGAAGAAAAAGTTTAAAATAGTTCTTTCTTGTCCTCTACTTACATTACTTTTACTTGCTTGTAATTGCATTTGAAAAACTCTTCTATGATTTATTCCTTTTTTATTATTAGTACTTGCGGTCATCTTCTGTGTAAATCCAAAACTATCTCCAACACCCATACCAGTTTGTTGCGTGTCAATACCAATAAAAGTCACACCACTCGCATTGTTTGAAGAACTTGGTGTTGGTATAGTCACCGCTGAAGGTGCATGTGTTGTACTCGCCAAAGTACTAACAAGTTCACCTCGTGTAATACCCGAATTATGACTAAATCCTTGATATTGTTTAGTTGACACATTTGTTAGCGATTTAAGTCTTAGAGTATCTACCCCATTTGTTAAATTTGGTAAGAAGTAAAATGGTAAATAAGTTCCAGAAGTTGTATTTACTTTTCTTTCATTAGAAGTAAATTGACTACTTTCGGTATAACCCGTGACGTATGAATATCTATCTTTTGTAAATTTATAATCGTGAGCAATACTAGTATAGAGACTCGTACGATTAACTAAATTAGAAGAACTTGGCCCATTGTTTTGTCTAATGAAACATCTCAATCCACCACTTTCATTTACAAACTTAAAATCAAATCCTACAGTTTCCGAGACAGTACCACTTCCAATGTATTCATCATTATAGTAAGTCTGTGCTTTTGCAGTAGTAGCTGGATTTGAATATCCAATAGTTAAACTTTTTTCAGTAATGTCACGCAAAGGTGGGGTCATATTAAATAGAGTAAAAGTCCCACCCGACTTTACTGGTAAAGGTATGTCTTCTCCTTCGGAAAAGGTGTTTTTTGCACCAACAAAACCACTCATACTTTGGTTTGATGCACCGTCTGACCTTCCAATCATATCACGAAACTCAGATGCATTCATATTATAGTTTGAACCTCTTGGGTTTGTAGAACTTATACTATACTTAGAAAGGTCTATATCTGCGTCTGGATTTAAATCTGAAAGAAGACTTGCACCCGTTGTGAAGTCGAATTTTTGGTTAGTTCTTTCAAGTATTTGTGCTTCGTCTTTTAATGTAGTAATACTAACATTTTGTTGAACATTATTTGCTACCCCTCGTGTAACAATGTTCCGCATGAGATTTCTAGCGGCAGTTCTAACAGAAGAAATAGTTCTTCCAATAAACTGGGTAATGAATTTTAGTTGTTGAGACACTACTTGTCCCTCTTAAGAATATCTATTTCTGACTTCAACTCCTTAACAGACTCTACTAGTAATGCAATTGTTTGGTCATACTGTAGTGTTTTATATTCTTCATTATTGTTTGCACCTAATGGTAATCTTTTATTACTTACTGCAGAAGGTAAAACTTGTTCTACTTCTTGTGCAAGTAATCCCGCAGACTTTCTACCCGCATGGTCATAAGTAAAAGTATAACCAGTTAGTGCATTTACTTTTGCAAGTGCATCGGTAATTGGTTCGATATCACTCTTTAATCTCATGTCAGAAGGTGTAGTTGAGAATGCAATGATGTCATTAGCTGCGTGGAAGTCTCCGTCATCTTCCATGACAAATCTTCGAGTACCACTATTGTGGAAGTTTATCTGTCCACCATTAGAGTCAGAGAAGTGAACGTATTCTGTAGTCTGACCCGCAAACTTAATATTACCTCTTAAATCAGAGTCAAGTGAATAGTTTGTAGTTATGTTAGTACTGGCGTTTGCAGTAAAGTTAACTCCCCCAGGCGTATTAACTAACAGACCACCTTGTGCGCCCATTACGTGTTGAGCGTTATTTGCACTAGTTATAGTTGTAGATGCAGTTCCCGTGACGTGACCGTTTGCATCAATTGTTAAATCTTGAATAACAGTATTACCAGAGTTATCTACAGAACTTGCACCAACACTAGTATGATTAACTTTAATTGTTCTTGCATTATCTGAGTCTTCGACTACTACTTCTAGATTAGTTCCACCACTGAATTTTACAAAATCATTAGCACTATCCGCAACTATTCTACTTCCCGCACTATCTCCACCAGCTGCACTATCAGTAAAAAATTCTACAAATCTATTTCTATTATTTACTTTTGTATTTAATGCATTAATTGTAGATACAATATTAGAGTCTCGAACTTCTGAACTAAGACTAGTTAATGCACCTACGTCAGAGTCTATATCATTAATAGATGCAACTATAGATGATTTATCTCCAGTAGTCAAACTACTTAAAGTTCCTATTTCTGCGTCTAATTCATTTACACTACCAACAATAGTTTTTGCAGTAGTTGTTAAAAGGTTTATTGCTCTTCCACTATCTCCAGAGTCCCTTCCAAGTAAACCGACCATATCAGAGTCAAGTATCTGTATATCTCTTGACAATGCGTTAAGTGCTTTACCTAAACTACTTCTTTCGGAGTCAGTAAATCCACCCAGTGCAAGTCCAGTTGAAGTTTTTACTGAGTCTAAAGTTAAATCTAATTCTTCAAATCCACCTTGGAATATTTCTTGGATTGCACCCGTAAGTGTTTGTGCAGTAGTGGTTAGAGTGACAGAACCTATTTCTGCATCGAGTTCGTTTATTGCACCTACTATATCAGAGTCTTGAGTAGTTGTCAACCTATCTGTACCACCAGCATCTTTTGCTGTTTGGTTCAGATTAGTAATTAACTGACTTAAATTATCCGTTATCGCTGTGACAGTATGTTGATTAGCCATTTTCTTTTTCTACCAATTGTTTTACTAGTTGTTTTAATTCATCGATATCAGATTGCATTTGTACAATTTGTTTATCTTTGTTCTCATGTTTTTCTCTTATCTTATAGTAGTTCTCTACTGCAGTTCTACTAGTATTTAGTATCGCACCACTTTCTGTGTCTCTTACTAAATTAGGTCTACCTTCTACTTTTATGTAACTCATAACTATGCAGTTGCGATAACACGCAAGTCCCTAAATAATGGTGGTGTTGATGAATTAGTAGATGTCATTACTATCTTAACTTGATAAGACATAAATGACTCAGTAAGGAACTTACCATTATTTGTAAATTCATAATCTTGGAAAGTTAATTCACTCTTAGGTACATTTCCTATTTGAACACCTTGTGTCCAAGATTTTTCAAGTATATTTTCTTCTGCATCTGCAACCCTAACCCAAACTTGAAAATCAGATGAACTTGGTTTTCTTGCATTTAATAATATCGTGACATTATTTGCGGGTTCGATAAGATTAACTACTTTAGTCATGTGTTTACTTAAACTTGAACCGTCACTGTCTTCTCCAATATATGTGATAGGAGTATTACTTGTTCCCGCAGTCGCACCCGATACTACTTGATTATCTATTCTATTTGATATGGTAATTATACCAGTTCTTTGTAAATCAATTACTGGTGATACATCTGCACGAGTTGTAGAGAATGCAGTTTGAATTGTGACTGATTTTTCTCCTGACCCTATGTTTGCAGTTTCAAATGCAGTAGTTCCAACTATTCTTGGTGCAGAGAAATTGTTTGCTTCTTTTATCGCAAGGTTTCCAGAGAATGAAGTATCTTTTGTACCCCTAGTTTCTGCACCCGCAAGTGACCTACCAGTGGTAAACTTAGCATCTACTGTGATATTAGTATCTTGTGGAACTAAAGTATCAAACTGTGGTATTACCGTATCAAAGAGTATTTGTCTTGAAGACTTAACTCTTGCACCACCGACAAAACCAGTTGCAGTTGCAGAGTCACTAAGTACTACTTGATAACCAAATCCGTCTACCGCAGTAATCGTATGTGTAAAGTCATTTACTCTACCCTCAGAGTCTATACCATTTAAAAGACCCGTACCCGCAGAGTCAAATCCAGTAATACTTACTGTGTCTCCTACAATAAAACCGTGGTCTGGTGCAAGAACTGAAATAGTTCTACTACCCGAGTCAGTTGATATCGGGTTATTTGACAATAACATGTCTGGAACTACTGAGTTTTCAAACACTACTGTTCCACCCGCAGTGGTAAACTGTGCTTTGAATAAATCAAATGCAAGGTCTTTAGTTTGGTCTGGTGTCCAAGTTGTTCCGTTCTGTGATTTAAATAATGAACCTAAACTTGGTTGTCTATCAATTCTTTTTTCTGTAGAACCAAGTTGGAACTCATAAGTTTCTCCAACATATGCTTCGTATGAATTACAATCAGATAATAATACGATTGCATATTCTTCATCATACTCTAAGAATATTGGTTCGTCAAAAGTAAATGTAGTAGGACTAGACAATGCAGATGCTTGTGTCTGACTAACTGCAGTTTGTACTGCACTTGGTGCTAAGACCACTACTGAGCCTGGAATGATATCATCTGAACTAGGCGCACCATTTACTACTGGACGTAATTCAAGTCTTACTGGTACGGTTGCATCTTTTGCTTTGAAGTAAGTTTGTATCTTAGTCACAAACATACCACTTGGTGCAGAAACCCTAAAAGTTTGTGCAAGTGGGTCTAACCAGTTTACATCATCTTGTGGTACTGGTTCTGGTGGTCTAAGTGTAACCGTTGTAGTTTGTAAAGTACCACTACTTGTAAAGATTGCACTCGCACGAGAAGTTGCAGATGTTTGGTCATCTATCGAAATATCTAATAGTTTGAATTCTCTATCTCCACTTCTAAATCTTAATGAGTCATTATTTGGTAATAAGAATGAACCGTCTACTTTACCGTTTGCATCTGTGACAACTGTAGTACTTCCACTTGGGTGTATTGTTGTACCTCTATATTGGTTTCCAACATAAGTCTGTCCCGCAACATTTGTAAAACTAACTGTAGTGTTTACATAGTCATCTACTTTAACTCCGTCAAAGAATGGGAAGTATCGAGTGTTAGGTCTTAAACCTTCCGCACGGAAGAATACAAGTCTTGGTCGCATAAATGGAATAGCAGTTAAAGATACTTCTCTATCTCCTACTATTTCATTTATAGTACTGTTACTTACAACTCTTACTCCGAAATCTCCACCCGCACCAGCTTCACCAGTACCGAAGTTGAAATTATCAAAAAATGAAACACCTGGCCCAGCACCAATTCCAGAAACACCACCGAGACCAGAACCAGTACCCATTCCACCAGCATCTTGTGAGAAGTTGTTTCCGAAGTTAGGAATTGCACCACTTAAATCTATTCCTTCCCAGTTCCATATTGCACCAAGATTTAATGCGGGTGCAAAAGTTGGAGGCATCAAACCTTGAGTATTACCAAATGTTGGTATTCCTATTTGAACTGGTTCTGGAAAATCATTTCTTGCCTGTGGTACTGCGGGGGTAGTTCTAGTTTCTGTATCAACCCAAACATCACTTGTTGGTGATAAAGTTAGATGTCCTTCTCCACTTACAACTGCAAATGGGTTTACATTCTCAACACCTGATATCATTCTTTGTGATATTGCAGAGTCTTCTGTGTAATGAAGATAAATGTTATCTCCTTTAATAATTGTGTTTGTTGATTTTGCAGAGTCGTAAATCAAAGGTATTTGATTATTTGAAAAAGCAGGGTGTAAAGTATTTGTTGTTGGATTTATTGACGCACGATACATTGGGTCTTCGTGGTCTGACAATAATCTATTTCTAAAGTTATCTGCAAGGATACCTAGTTTACTTCTAGACACACCATTTGAGTCTAAGATTAATCTTGCATCTGCAGATTGTTCTAGAAGTGATAATGCAGTGGTTTCTGCAAGGTTATCAAGTCTCTTTTCAATTCTTGCAATATCTTGCATTCTAAATCTTTTATATTGAGATACACCTAAAGTCAAGTCTGAGTCATTTACACCATAACCGTTTATTGCTAAATTAAATAGTAATAAGTTGTTTTCTGGTGTAGGTGGTTGTTGTAATGCAAATCCGTCTTTACCAGAAACTACACTAAATTCTGCTTCATTGTTAACTACAATCTTATCGGCTCTTGGTAAGTAGTATTCTATATCTGCAGTAATTGTTTCTCCCGCAGCTGGTATCTCAACTTTTTTAGCATAAGTACCACCTACAACACCTAAAACTGCAACACCACCAGCAGAGTCAGAACCATTAGAGTCTGGACTTAAGTATGCATGTCTAATACCAATACCGTCACTGTCTCTTACTGACCTTAAGTCAATTACTTCACGAAGGTTAATACTCTTTCTTCCACTAATTTGAAAGTCTGGTATATTTTCGTAATCTACAGTACCGTCATATGAATTTACTGAGAAGAAATCTCCACTTGCACCGTGAGCAAAGTATTTTAATCTACTAAAGATTGTTCCACTTGGTGGAGTGGTATCTCTTTTAAGTACTAATCTACCATGTTGATAGAAGTTTGTTCTTTGTCCGTTATCTAAAGTAAAGTTGTGAGATAAATCTGCACCGTTCGAGTCAGTTTGTTTGATTGATATTACTTCATAGACATCTGCGTATGGTATCTTAACAAATCTTAGGTTCTCTCCGTCTGAGTCTATTGTACCAGTAATTGTAGTTTCTGTCAAGGTTTTTGTTCTTCGAGTTGCACTTCCTTTGTTTATTCTTGCAAAGATATTGTGTTTTGCACCAGAGTCTAAACCACCATTTGCATTATTAGTAGTACTAGTAATAGTTGCACTTTGAGTTCCAGTTCCACTAACACTAAAGTTAGTTATCCTATCTCCAGTGACCGCACTGGTAATAATCCAATTATTTGTATCAGTAAATGTTTCTCCACTTGCAGATAAAGATAAACTGATTGACGGGTGTGTACCCGCAGAAGGAGCATTTGCAGAGTCATCAATCTGTCTTACTACTGCAAACGAAACATCTGAGATACTTTTTGGTCTGGGTTTTTGAGTCGGGAATAGTAAAGTATTTTTATTTGCTTCAAAAAGTACTCCACCTGAGACACCAACACTTGTTGATGTTCTTTGTTGAACTGCAAATTTATGTGACGCAGTATCAAAATCTCCATGTCTTTCTATGTACTCAACATCACTAATTTGATGATTAACTCCACCTCTTGCAAGTCCTTTTAATTGTATATCCATTAAATAGAGACGAAGTTCTCCACCCACTTGTTGAATTGATTTAACTCTTGCAGTACCGATAAGGTCGGGATTACTATTATGTAAATTAACTAATTCAAAATTTGCAAGTCCAGCCGCAGCTGCAATATCAACATAACCACTGTCTCCACCAGTTGGCGGAAAAACAAAGTATGCACCATAGTCCACACCAATCGCTTCGTTGTTATTTGTGACTGTAGTTCTGGGTTTTGAAATAGTTAATTTACTTGGTCTTTCTTTATTTACACGATAACCGTTTAGATATACTGTTCCCGCAGATATGTTTGCGATTAGATTAGATGTACTACCACTTGCAGAGTCATCTTCAAAAGTCACTCTAAATGGACGGACAACATAATTACCTGACTCTTCTTTTGTTCTAAGTGCAAGAACATCATTAATCTTATTGTAATCTTCTGTACCAGTGACAACTTCTTCTATTTCTCCGTCTACTATATCACAAAAGTATACGAAGTTATCACTTGCAGTGACACTTGTTTTGTTAACAAGAGTTAATCTAATTCTGTATCGGTCTGCACCTGGCGATGCAGTATTTGGAGTTGCACCCTGATTATCAAAGAGTGATGTATCATCTCCTGACGTGACGATATCTTCTGCAATAGTAAAACCAACAGTTGCAGTTCCAGTTGTAGTATATTTTGAAACAACTAAAGATTGTGGACTTGCAAATACAAAGTGTCCTCTTACAAAGAAGTCTCCCCCAGATACATGAAGTATTGTACCTTGTCCCGTTGCTGGGTTTGCAACAGTATTTGTTGTTTGAACTGATAATGCAGTTCCACCAGAGTTTATAGTTTCACCCGCACTAAATCTAACTGGTGCAGAACCCGCTAATCCACTTGTGTTTGTATCAGTATATTGTACATATAAAGTTGCGGGGTCAGAACCACTTGCAGTCTCTACTCTAATAACTCTTGCTTTAATACTTGAAGTTGCACCCGTAAATTCTAATCCAAGTAAAGTAGAAGTGTCAGTTGGTAAAGTATTTACAGTTGTATCTAATTTTACAAATTCTGCATGTCTGTCAACACTAGGCCCGCCTGGGTTTACAGCCGCACCTTCTTTAAATATATTTCTACCAAACCTTGCAATCTCTTCTTGAATGATAGTTTGCATTTGCGTAAGTTCTCTCGCTTGCAAAGCACGACCCGAGTTGAACAATATTCTATGAAAATTATCCGCACTGTCAAAGTCGTCTTTATATGTTGTTGCAAAGGTTGACTTATTAAAAGTTGTTGACATTTTTTATTCCTATACTTGTATTACGATTTTTAAATCTTCGGTTTGACTAGTAGACCTTGTAATTGCACTTCGATTATCGACATACAATAGTTGACCAGAATTCGGGTCTACTTCTGCAGAACTATCATGATTACCACCACCAATAAGTACACCACTAGAACCACCAGATGCAGTAATTGTTTCTCCCGTAGTAAAAGATGTAAACCCATTACTATCAGTTTGATGAATAAACAAAGCACCACCAGCAACACCAGTTGAACCAGTTGAGTCAAAATCTATAATTGCTTTTGCACCAGATGTTCCACCAGTTATTACTTGGTCTTTTTCAAACGCAGTACTTATACTTGCAAAGTTAAGAACTGTTAGTGCATTACCCGTTGAACTATCAAATGCAGTCCCGTCTAGTTTTGTAGGGTTCTTAAGAAGTCCTACTTGTCTAAATTGTTGATTTATAAAGAAGTCAGCTCTTTCTGCACCCGAAGGTTTTGCATTAAACATAAGTGCATTACTTCTTAAATCTGATACTGGGTCATCACCTAAACCACCACTATCAAGAGTACGTCTTGAAGTTGAAAGAATAGGTCTAATTATTGCGGCCGAGTCTGGTGAACCACCACTTACTCCAACAGAGGCAAAGTTATATCCCGAACCCATGTTACTTGGTTTGAATACACCCGTAGAACTGTCAGTCACTTCTACTTTAACTACTGTACCATTAGATATAGTTGCAGTTGCAGACGCAGAACTACCGTCTCCCGTAATTGTTAAGGTTGGTGCAGAACCATATCCAGAGCCTGGATTATCAATTGCATATCCTATAACTTGACCTAGTATTGAGGCCTCTTGAATTGCAAGTTGTTCTGTTTGGTTTGAACTAAAAGATGCCAATCTTGTTCCCGATACTCCACCCGTACTATCTTTAGCAATAAACTCTACAGGCATAAAGTTTGCAGATTGAAATTTGTTTGCAGTTGCGGAACTAACACTGTATATCATTTTCCAGACATATCCGTCAGATGTTTTGAAAGGTGTACCCGTAGTATTACCAGTTGGTTCTATTGTAGATGCAACTGCAACTCCAGTGTTAGAAATAGATTTTCTCAATACCATGTATACTTGTTGGTTTGAGTTGATTACATAATATGGATTTGAATTACCAGTTGATTGGTCATCATATGCATCATAGAATGTACCAGATGACCAGTTATATCTTGGAACTACAAAAGATGCATCAGTTACTAATTTAACTGATTGTATATTGTTTCTAAAATCTCTCTCTTCGTGATAAGACCCGTCTGGTGTAGGAGATACATCTGTCGCATTCCACTCTTGTGAACGACCAATAGCTGCATAGAACTTATCTCCATTACTATCTTTTCTACCTTTAATTTCGTCTAAGATAAATCTTCTTAAAGGACTAGTTATTGTTGCGGTCATTTCTTATTCTCCTTATGCGACTGCACCACCGTAGGTTGCAAGTATTTGCCAGTTAGTTCCGTCAAAAATTAATGTTCCAGTTTCATTTTGTTGTAATGTTAAAGTAGTTCCCGCACCAAAATTTGCGGGAGTGATAACTGCATTACCAGCACCACTATTTACTACATACTTAACTTGTCCAACAACTCCGTCTGCGATACTATATGTACCCGCAGTTCCTTTTGTTATTTCAGTAAATGGAAGTAATAAAGACAATGCTTCATTAGAACCAGTGTTTACTACTTCTTGTTTAAGAACATGTGAATTATTTAGTATAATTTTACCAGTTCCTTTTGCTTCTAATTCTAAACCAACATTAGTGTCTCCACCTTTTGCGGTTATCTTTGGATTATTACTGGTTGCGTTATTGGTAAGGTTAACGTGGTTAACTGCACTTGCAGTTTTTGTTAATTCTAATACTTCATTACCCGAAGAGTCTTGTAATACTCCACCCCCAGATAAACCAGAAATCTTAGGTGCATTTATTGTAGGTGTATTGACTGTTGGACTGGTAAGTGTTTTGTTTGTTAGGGTATTAGTACTTGAGTCTAATACTACATTACCACTTGCATTTGGAAATACTATCTGTCTATCTCCAGTTGGTTCTACAACTTGTAAAGTGGTTTCGTGTGCGTCTGCAGTTGTACCTTCAAATCTAATTAATCCAGTTGCAGAGTCACTAAGAGTAATCTTAGTAGTTAAAGTAGCTGCACTTGCAGACAAATCAGTTGCGGTCTTTCCACCTAATACAGCATAAATTTCTGTAAAGTTATCGTTTATTTTGGTTGCAGCCGCACGGAGAGTATCACCCGTTCCGTCATTCGCACTACTTCCTTTATTGATTACTGATTTTCCCATGTTTTATTTCCTATGTCCTATTTATACAAGTTATAAACCTAATCCCTAAAAAGTTTCAAATTTGTCTTGGTCAAATGTTTCTATTGTAAATTCATTACTAAAGTCTATCTCAAAGTTAGATGTTGCAGTACCAGCACCATTCGAGTCCGCATCAAATGTAGGACTTGTTCTTAGTTCTGCAGCTCTCATTGTTGCATATTGTTTCTGTACATCTGAGATACTTGCAGTTGCAAGTGAATTAACTAGATTATCATCAATGATAACTCTTAAAGTTGTACCACCACTATCTAAAAGACCAGTGATTTCTGGTGCAAATTGATTGACTTGACTGAATAGTGCAGTATTGAAACCTACCACATCAATTGAACCCGCATCTGAGTCTACAATAGATAATGGTGAAGATGTATTAAGAAGTCCAGTATTTTCTAATCTTACTTCTGAACCAACAAACATTCCAGCGGGGTGAACAAATAACTTGTAGGGTCTTTCCCAGTCTTTTTGTGATAGTTCACTAATTATTCGTATTGCAAAGGTTTGATACAATTCATTGTTTGTTAAAAACTTAATTGAGTTAGCACCTATATCAGATGAACCTACAGTAAAAACATCTTTTTTAGGATAGTCTACTTCTACATCAATACCGTAGAACATTCTAAAAAATTGTTGTATTGAAAACTTAGTACCTTTGGTACTATACAAATTGTGTGAGAATTTTGCGGCTGTTCTTTTATCAAGAAACCCTTCAAAGTATGCTTGTCCTAATAACAATTCATCTTCGATATATGATAGTAAAGACTCGTCTACCTGATTGATATCTCTTGCATAAAATAAATCATTTACTAATCTACTTGGAGAACCGTCACTGTCCTCAAAGTGAAAATATTCTTTTAAGAACGAGACAAGTTTCGGATACTCAGTTTTAAAATGGTCTGGTAAAACCTTTTCTACATCACGACCCGTAGCAAACGCAAGTTCTCTACGATTATCATCTCTTAGAGTATCGTCTACTTTATGTCCCATATTAGTTTATTATACTCGAGTCTACTTCAACTGAACTTACAGAAGATTGGATTGCATCAAACTCAATTACATTTTCTCTTAATGGTGTTACAAAAGATTGATTGGAAGGTACTACACTTATCTTAACAAATGTATCTCCAGTTATAATACTATCTACTTGTAATCCAGTTATACTAACTGTATCTCCACTAAAAGAACCGACATTATCAACAATAACTTGTTGTGTTGAATTTGAAAATAGTTCTAATATTGCAGAACCTAAACGATTTCGGATACTACAACTTTGATTACTAAAGTTAAATGAAGAAGAAGTGACTATTCTATTTACATCGTCTGCGGCTGCAATATCCATTGGAAATTTTAAACTATGATTTTCTACTGCAGTAAGTGTTGGAGTAAATCTTTGTTGTACTTTTAAATTCATTCGAGAAGATAAAACTGCGGGACTTACCTCATCAATCAACGCTAGTAGATTAGACCTTCTAAACGATTGACTAAACTTACCAGTCTTAGTACTAAAATAAGATGAAATCTCATTGTCTATATTTGATTTGATAGATGCTTCACTTTCACTTGTTAGATTAGGATTAAATTGGAAGAATGTAGTAGTTTCAAGAAAAGTTTTGACTGGGTCAATAAACTTAATATCAAAAGACGCAACTGATAAATCTTTAAGTAACTTAACGATTGCATCTTTGGTTTCTTGTTTTGTTGCATCACCACTTACAGTATCATTTTCAATACTATCATTAAATAGTAATGATAAGAACACTACACCAAATTCTGGTTCAAGTGCATCTTGGCCACCAAATGCTTTTATATCTTTAATTAAAGAACTAAAGTTTCTTTTTGTTAGGGTTGCATAGTCATCTGCAGTCACAGCTCTGTTTTGAGTTGCATACTGGAATGGTGCAGTAGTTCTGATAGACTCTACAGTTTCTTTTTCAGAACCACCCGAAGAATTAGATACTGTTGCAACAGATACCGTATAACCAACACCATTTACTTGTACTTGATTTTGTGGTGCGAATATCTTTGCACCATTAGCATCTCCACCTTTTACCGATAGATAATCAACCGTGACTTTGTTTCCCGCAACTGGTGATATACCCAAAGTAGTCTTGTTTCCAAAACTTAATTCAAAGTTTCCGTTTGGACTTTCTCTAAGTATATAAATTCTTGATAGTTCTGTTAAACTAGTTGCGTTTCTTAAATCAGTAAAGGTTGAAAAGGTTGTTCCACTTGCAGTCTCAAAGTTCTTAACAACTGCAGTATCAATATCCATATTTTCGTCTGGAATAATATATGCAAAGTTTTCGGTCTGGCCAGTAATTAAAAAAGTTTTAGTTGTTGCAGTTCCTTCAAATACTTTAATACTTTCACTACCGTCTACTGTAGTAAATTTATATGCACCAGTACCGTCATCGGTTGCAGATATTTCTTCTTGTGTTTGGAATTCATAAACGATATCATCTACCGTTGAGTTAAATTTAAAACCACTTGGAATTGTAACTTTGTTCGGTCTACCAGAAACACCCGCAAGACTGATTGACATATTAATAACTCCTTGAGAAGAGTTTTTCGAGTCTGGTACATAACCAATACCTTCTGCAAGTGAGACTATAGAACTTCTTAACTGAGCACTTCCAAGATAAGACTCGTTCAATGCAAAGTTAGCAATCAATCCATTGAAGTGTGTGTTATACGCAAGGACATCTAGTATGTTAGAAAGACCAGATGCTTCAAAGTTATAATCACTAAACTCGTCTGTCTGTGCAAGAAATGTTTTTAGATTATTCTTGATTGCTTGAAAATCTAATGCGGTTGATTTAATTGTTGTTGTTCCCATATTACCTTACCCTTTCGATTACTGTAGAAAATTCTACAATTTGACCAGTGTTAACTACTTTAAACTCTACATTTACATGTAATGTATTTCTATCTGGGTCAAGTGTGACAATCAAATCCAATACTTCTGCACGGGGTTCGTACTTAGCGATACTAAATAGTATCTGGTCTTTTATTTCACTTGCGGTACTGTCAACTGCAAGTCCAAATAATCTACCTTGTACATCTCCACCAAAATCATTATTAAAAGGTTTCTCTAATCTATTGGTTAGAAGTAAAGTTTTGATTGCTTGTTTTACTGCGGCTGCATTCTCTTTCTTAAATATGTCACCACTTGTTCCTTTCGCTTTGAAGAATAAGTCAATGTCTTTATAATTAGACGAACGACTGGTAGAGATATTAAAAACATTTAAATCCCCTTGGTCTTCCTTTGCGTATGCGTTTCCCATGTATCTATTTATACTCGTTTGATTATTTTATCGTTATAAATCTTCTTCATCATCTCCAGAACTTCCACCACCAGTATATCCAGAAATTTCTCCTCTATCAATTTTACTTTGAAGCACTCTTGCATCTTTTTCTCGTTTGATTTTATCAAATTTAAGACTGAGTCTTTGTCCTCTTTCAAGTTGTGCTTTACCTTCTGCACTATTTGGGTCTACTTCTCTACCGTTAATAGTAATTTTATCAGTTCTTTCTATTACTCTTTTTCTATCTTCTGGTTCATTTTGAACATGTCTTTGCACCACATCTAAGTTTTCTGGAACTTTAGTTAACTCTTGGCCACTTCCTACTGGACGAGTATCCGCAAGTTCATTAATAACTTCTTCTGTTTCTAATTGTTTTTCTAAGTTTCGTGGTTGGTTCTGTAAACTTCTAGTACTTGGTTGTTGACCAGATGTATCGTAGGTAACCTTACTGGATAAGTTTCTTGATACTCTTCTATCATTTCTATCAAAGAATTCTAGTATTTCAATAAACTCACCGTCAGATTGTAATTGACCATTAAAGAAAGTCTTAATCATTCTGGTAAAGTTGACATTAAAATCTTCTTTAATTGTAGGCATAGCGACTCCAATCTGTGCAGTAAGAGTATTGTCTGGATTATAAGAGTCGTAGTCTAATCGTATCTCACCATAGTCCGCATAATCTTTCCAGTATTCTGCAACATCAAATGTTGTTTCCAAATCAACAATACCGTCATTACCAATGACTTGATAGTATACCAGTTCTCCTTTACTCTTTGCAAGAGTATCCCCCGATAGAGTTTCATTAGGGCCTGCACGATAAATACCTTCACTTACTACTAATCTTACTTTATTGAATAAATCTACATTACCATTTATCATACGCATCATTTCTGCTTGTAAATATAGTTGTCTTGCGATTGCTTCTCTTTCTTTCTTAGTACCTATATGATTAAAAGATGTTCTATTCCCATATGCACCTAGAAACTTTGCAATGGTTATACCTGGCCCTAACTTTGTTGCAGATGTAATCGTTGCAACTAAATTAGGATTATATACTGGGTCTACTACTAATATAGTCATCGTTTCTTCGGAGTAAATCTTTTACCCCTATTCTCCGTTGCATTACCTATTGCAGTATAACCAAATCTAGATGTTGGTTCTATACCACTAACTCTACCAATACGTTTTGGTTTTGTTCTAAATGATGTTTTACTTACTCTACCTTCTGCAACCATTTGTCCCAGAAGTTCATCTCTTTTACTATCTGTTCTAAGTTTTGACCTAATCTCCTGAGTCGTTGGGTGTCTATCAAAGAACCCTAGATAGTCATCACTAAAGTCAAGTGCGTTCTTAAGTTTATCTTCATTATCAATTGATACATCACGTACTGCAAACTCTCCGACTGTTCCATAAGCTGCAACGATATCTGGTATCGGTGGTGGGCCTAATGGTTTATTCGTTTCTTGGTCTATTGCAATATCTGGAGCACCACCAGTAGTTCCAGTTGTACTACCAGATGTAGCAGCCTCTGCATATGATTGTGAGTGTGTTAAATCAGATACTTCAGCAAAAGCTGCATTCTGAGATTTATGTGCAAACAATCCAAAGATAGACTCAGTTGCTTGTCCATGAAAAGACCCATAGAATGATGCACCACTA